GTTGAGTTTTACGTCAACGATCAGAAACCGTATAAGGATCGTCCGACGCCGTTTGTGCGGATTGTTGTGCCGGGTGACAAGACCAACATTGTCGACCAGCCGGTCAGGGAAGATCACAAGGAGCGATTCCCGCGCCAGTGGCTGTATTTCCAGATGCAAAGCGGCGACGGTCCGGTTATTGGCACACTGCTAGAGCAATGGAACACGGACGATGACGAAGGATTTAACAAGCACCAGATGGCCGAACTCCAGATCCTTAAATTTCAAACCGTTGAGCAGGTAGCAACGGCGTCTGACAGCCAGCTGCAACGGATTGGCATGGGCGGCGCTGGATTGAGAGATAGAGCACGCTCCTATCTGAACAGGAAAAACCAATCCGCAAATACCACCGAGCTGGAAACCACGCGCCGCGAACTAAACGAGCTCAAAGAACAGATGGCGATGCTGATGGAAACCCGCAAGCCCGGAAGGCCGCGAAAAGAGGCGTAAATATGTCGAGCACGATGCTCCAGTTGGTGCAGCAGGTAACGAACGAACTGGGCGTTTCTACGCCCGTTTCGGTCGCTGGCAATACAAATCAGGACGTAATCCAGATTCTTGCGCTGATGAACGCGACCGGTTACGAGCTGCTGCGTCGGCACAACTGGCGCGCAATGACGAAGCAAAAGGCTTTCTATACACAGTTTCTGACCACCACCGGCAACTGGACCACGGCAGCCAGGACGATTACCGGCATTCCGTCGACTGTTGGGCTAGACACGACCTATCAGGTGCAGGGGTCTGGAATCAACCAAAACACGTTTATAGCGTCTGTAGACAGTTCGACGCAGGTTACGCTTGACCAAGACTTTGCAGCCGCTGGCGGCACGTCCGCAGCAGCCTATTTCCAGAAAATGAAGTATGACCTGCCGAGCGATTACGAGGCTTTAGTGCCGCGCACGATGTGGGACAAATCCAAGCATTGGGAAATGTTAGGGCCAGAGGACGCGCAACAATGGGAGTGGCTGTTGTCGGGCTACATCTCGACCGGCCCGCGGATCCGCTGGCGTTTGCTAGGCTCTTATTTCCAAATCTGGCCGGGCACGTCCGCGGCCGAGTATTTAGGTTTTGAATACCGGTCTAACGGCTGGGCTAATTCTGCGGCCGGGGCTGTAAAGACTAGTTTCACGGTCGACACTGACACGACAATCTACCCTGACCGGCTGATAGTGCTGTCGACCAAGCTCAAGTATTTTGAAGCTAAAGGCTTCGACACTACGGCGATGTATCGCAACTACTTATATGAGCTAGAGGCGGCGATGGCGCTGGATATGTCGTCTGCTAATCTGAGCTTTGCACCGCGGCCTGGCACTGTCTTAATTGGCTACGACAACATACCGGATTCCGGTTACGGGCCTAATTAAGCATGGCACGAACTAGCAGAGCACTGGTGCAACAGACTGCTGCGCGGGTAGCATCTATCCCAGCGCCGGTCGGCGGCTGGAATGCGCGGGATTCCATTGCAAACATGGAGCCCATCGACGCCTACCAGCTGACAAACTATTTTCCCGGCGTGAGCAATTTGGTGTTGCGCGGCGGTTATGAGGACTGGGTAACCGGCATCAGCGGTCAGGTGCAGACGCTGGTCAATTACTCAACCGGCACTGCTAACAAGCTGTTCGCATGGGCAGGGACATCGATTTATGACGCGACTACGCAGGGCGCTGTAGGAGCAGCTGTTAAGACCGGGCTGACCAATGCCAAGTGGGAGCACATCAACGTCACCACCGCGGCGGGCAGCTATCTCTACTGCGTGAACGGAGTCGATGCGCCGCTGCTTTATAACAATTCAACGTGGGAAAGCATTACCGGCATTTCGACAATTGCTATCACCGGCGTGACCACCACGACGTTGAGCAATATCTCGCTGTTTAAAAACCGCGTTTGGTTTATCCAGAAAGACACGCTCAAGGCATGGTATCTGCCGACTGGTGCTGTAGGCGGCGCGGCGCAGGTTCTTGACATGAGCCAGATAGCCAAATACGGCGGTACTCTGGTTGATCTGGATACCTGGACGCTGGATGCGGGTTACGGCGCCGACGACAACCTGGTGTTTGTGACCAGCAACGGCGAGGTCATTGTCTGGCGCGGCACAGATCCGTCAAGCGATGCTACGTGGGCGCTGGCCGGTGTCTGGAAGCTGGGCTCCCCGGTCGGCAAGCGGTGCATGATGAAATACTCCGGCGACCTGTTGATAATTACTTTGGACGGACTGCTGCCGCTGGCATCTGCGTTGCAGAGCTCCCGGCTGGATCCGCGGGTGGCTTTGAGCAATAAAATTCAAGGCGCTATCACCACGGCGACGGTCAACTACGGTTCTAATTTCGGGTGGGAAATACTGTATTCCTCAAAGAATAACGCGCTGTGGATTAATGTGCCGGTTTCAGAGGGTCAGCAACAGCAATTTGTGATGAACAACATCACAAAAGCATGGTGCAACTTCACAGGATGGAATGCGAACTGTTGGGAGACTTTCAACGACGATCCGTATTTCGGTGGCAACGGCGTTGTCGGCAAAGCGTGGGACAACGGTTATGTCGACGGCACATCAAACATTCAAACGACCGTTTTGCAGGCGTTTAACTATTTTGAAAGCCGCGGCGTAAAGAAATACTTTACCCGCGCCCGGCCGAGCATATTTACAGATGGTGTGCCTGCTGTATTTGTCGGTATGAACGTGGACTTTGATACCGCTGACACCACCGCCAGCTTGTCATTCTCTCCGACCGCTGTGGGTCTGTGGGACACGTCTGTATGGGACACGGGTCTATGGGGCGCAGGGCTCCAGATTACGAACAACTGGCAGGGCATTACCGGCATCGGCTATTGCGGCGGGATCCAGCTAAAAAGCAGCAGCGCCGGGCTGCAGATTGAATGGGCAGCCACGGACGTTGTGTTTCAAACCGGATGGGCTGGGATATAGTATCCAGTGCCGATGTCGGGCACTGGGTAGCAAAACGTGTAGATGGTGGCTTTTTTGAGGGCAGGGCAACGGCAATAGGGTTAAAGCGGAATAATGAGATTATTGCAGGGGTCATGTATGAGAACTGGAACCATAAGACCATCTGGTGCCATTTTGCTATTGAAGGGCAGCTGACTCCGGCTTATCTGGCGGCGATATTTGATTACCCGTTTAACATTTGCCAAGTGGAAAAGATTATTGTGCCGGTTGGCAGCGACAACGAAAAAAGCGAAAAAGTGGTGACGAACATGGGATTTACGGAAGAAGGCCGGATTCGAGAAGGGCGCCCGGATGGCGACATTGTGTTTTACACGCTGCGCCGCGACGACTGCCGGTTTTTAGGTCAACGATATAGCAAAAGGATTAATCATGGGTAAATCCGCACCGTCTGCACCGCCACCGCCAGACTATGCAGGCGCCGCGACAGCGCAGGGCGCCGCTAATGAAGCCACAGCTCGCCTGCAAGGGCGCATCAACAATCCCAACGTCAGCGGTCCACTTGGTGGCCAGACGGTTACTTTTGGCACAAACGACCAGCCGACGATCACGCAAACGCTGACGCCTGACGCGCTAGCCGCTTTGCAGGCTCAACAGCGGGTGCAGAAGTCGCTGGCCAACCTGGGAGAGCAGGGCATCGGAACCGCTAGGACTGCGCTGGCGACGCCGTTTGCTCCAACGAGCCAGGCATTGCAGACCAGTATTGATACGTCAAACCTTGCCAGAATGCCGGTTAATGCTGGAACGACCGGGCAGGAAGCGATCATGGCGCGTCTGCAACCGCAGATCGAGCGCATGGACGCGCAGACGAGGACCAGGCTCGCTAATCAAGGGCTGGTGCCGGGTGGTGAGGCTTATTCCAACGCGATGCTAGACGTTAATAAATCTAAAAATGATCTATTAACAAATGCTGCATTGCAAGGTATCAATTTAGATACCGGCGCCAGAGCGCAGGGATTTAACGAGGCAAGTTCGCAACTCGGAACGCAGAACGCAGCCCAGCAGGCCGAGCTGCAACGCCAATCGTTCCTGCGTCAGCAGCCGCTGAATGAAATCACCGGGTTGATGTCTGGGTCTCAAATTATGATGCCGCAATTTTCAGGCTACCAGCCGACCAATATCGCACCGGCGCCAATATTTGCCGGAGCCCAAGCGGCTGGCCAGTCGGCTATGGATGCTTACGGTATCCAGTCGGCAAACGCCAATTCCGCAAACGCTGGGTTGTACGGGGCGCTAGGAACGGCTGGCGGGTTGGCTGGCAAATACTTTTTTGGTTGACCATAGGGCGCTCACATGAACTCAATGTTTAATTTCAATCCAGACGAAAAGCGCGTGCAGCTGGCCGCGCTCCTGCAAGATCCGACGCAACCGTACCGCAAATATAGCGGTCCGCTGGGCGCCGGACCATCTGCCGGGGGCGGGATGAACAGCGAGATCATGAAAATGCTGATGCAAGACAAGCCTAAAAAAGCGCCGGTCGTAGAAAAGTCTACGCAATACGATCCTGCTTCACAGAACTTCACGCCGTCGAATTACTAGAGGCTCCAAATGGCCGAAGCAAACAAATTATATAGCTTTACCCTGCCAAGCCCATATCAGGCAGAGCTGGCAAAGATTGCCGACCAGCAACGCATGGCAGAGATGCTGCAGGCGCAGTCACAGGCTCCGATAGAGCGTTTTAGCTACAAAGGCATAGAGGCGCGCACGCCTGCAACGGCAGGGCTGGCAAAGCTGCTACAGGGCTTTGGCGGGGCATACTTTCAGGGGCAGGCAAGGCAGGAAGAAAAAGCGTTAGGAGAAAGGTATAAAAAAGAATCCTCGGATATATTGCGCGAAGCGTTTAAGGCCGGCGAAGGCTCCGCAGCGGTTCCGGCAGCAAATGTTCCAGAATCAAACTTTATGCCTAGCGGGTCTGACTTGACCGATATTGCGCCTCCGCAACGGGTTCCTGAAGGCCAGCCCGGCGAAGGAAATATTGTACAAGACGCGTACACAATCCCCGGCAGGGCTGCCGTAGCGCCAAATCAGCAAAGAATGGCTGAATTATTGATGAGCAGTCCGAATCCAGCTCATGAGGCGCTCGGATTGCAAACTGCACAAAAGGCAATGGAAGCAAAAAGAATTGCAGCTGTGATGGCGAGTCTTGGCGTCGGATCTTCGCAAGCCACGCCAAGCCAAGCCATGGCAGCAGAAAGCGTTAGCGGCGGCGCTCCTGGGCCTACTAATGCGGCTGCAGCACGTATTGGAATTCCTAATGCCGGGATACCCGGCGTCAGTCCAGTGGCGACGGCTTTAATGCTTGATTCAAGCTCTAATTTAAATGAAATCGGCAAGGCTGCACAAGCAGCTTTTGCAGAACAAGGCAAACCAATAGTAAGCCGAGAGAACGCACCTATTCTTAAAAGAAACCCACAAACAGGAAAATTAGAAGTTGACTTTGCTCCTGCGCCTAAACTTCCTGAAGGTATGTTATATGATTTTGCGAAAGGAACGGTAGGGGTTGCGCAGGGTTTCCCTGAGTCTTTGTCAACAATAATTAAAACCAAAGGCGCGGCAGAAGGTGAAAATGCAATAGAAACCATAGAAATCGGAGGCCGTAAGGTTTCTGGAACACGCGCTCAAATAAAAGCAATTTTGACTGGAACTGCGCCGACTAATGATGTTGCACAATCATCGGTTAATATAGCAAATCAATCAGGCATTCCAACCAATATTAAAGTTAATCCAACTGCTGCTGAAGCAGAATACGATAAGAAAAAAGCAGTATCGTTTGCCGAAATGGCTGAACAAATGCGCGCCTCTTGGGTGAATTCTACAAAAATGAATTCAATGCTAGATCAACTGGAAACGCTTTACAAAGATCCAAACGTCACACAAGGTGCATTGGCTGAAAATATTACTGGATTAAAAGGTATAGCGGCGTCATTAAATATTGATATTGCAGGCAAAGGTTCAGAGGATGCAATCAGATCAATTACTAATAAGTTTGCGCTTGAATTGCGAAACCCTAGTGGTGGCGCCGGAATGCCGGGTGCAATGTCTGACAGTGATAGAAACTTCCTTGCTTCAATCCCCCCAAGCTTGTCAAACACGCCAGCTGGTCGAGCACTCATATCACAAGGAATGCGAGCCATCAATAACCGAGACAAACAAATTGCTAATATGGCTCAAAGATATGAAGAAAAAAATGGCAGATTGGATAACGGATTTGTTAAAGAAATGCGCGAATGGTCTGAAAAAACGCCAATGTTTGATGAAAAGCAAAAAGCAATTATGGCTGAGTTGATGAGAAGGGGCGGCTAATGGCTGATACCGATCTGTCTAAATTATCAGAAGCGCAACTTCTTTCTATGTTGCGCGGAGGGCCAACGCCAGCACCACCTGATAGTTTTACTCAATCTTTAATGCAACCTGAGCCAGTTTCTCCTATGGTTCGCGTTGGGCAAGGCATGAGTGACATTTATAGCGGCGCAAAGCAAAAATATTTAAATTTGACTGATCCGGCATCTGCCGCTGAATATACAAAACAAAAAGCCGAAAACGATGCGTTGATTGCAAAAGGCCGAGCTGCATACGGAGAAAGTGGATTTGATCCGCTTAGAATGGCTGGATCTGTTGCAACTCCTTTATCCCTGATTCCTATGGGTGCCGGTGGATTATTGGCTAGGACGGGTATGGGTGCGGCTGCTGGTGGCGCCGGTGGCTATGTAAACTTTGATCCAACAAACACTACGCAAAGCAATTTAACAAATACCGCTATGGGGGCAGTTGGGGGTGGCGTTTTAAATGCTGTTGCGCCCCCCGTTGTTGGTGGCATCATTAAAGGCGCTCAAGAGGTTGGCAATTTGGTAGGTAGTGCATGGCGATCATTGGCGCAGAAAGTTTCTCCAAGTTTAGTTTCAAATATAAGTAATAAAGTGCAAATTACGCTTCAAAATAATGGAATTGATTTTAGTAAATTGCCGGATGCTGTTAGGGCGTCTGTATTAGATGATGCCGCGCAACAATTTACAACAACCGGCAAACTTGATCCGGATATGTTGATGCGGAAAGCGGATATTGAAGCCGTTGGCGGGGTTGGAACTGCAACCAAAGCTCAAATATCAAGAAATCCGACAGATTGGACTGCCGCACAAAATCTTCAAAAAACTGAGGTTAATATTCCCGCTGTTGCCCGCGGCGAACAAGAAACAATGACGGGTAGGTTCCAGCAGCAAAACGCAAGCACTAATCGTTACGCCCAAGCATTGCAAGATCAGATGGCACCAACTTTGACTGGCGGTCCTAAAGCAACGACTCCTTTGCAAGCATCTGAACAAACTATCAAAGCCATTCAGCAAAAAGATGCAGATGCAAATAAAGCTGTTGGAGACTTATATACAAAATTTAGAGAATTAGGAAAAGGCGATACGCCTGTTCCAGATACGCAAATTGCCCAAACTTTGGGAAAAATTGCAGACGAAATTGGAGTAGAAAATATTCCTCCTGCTGTTTTGTCTAGATTGCAGCAATTTGGCTTTATGGGCGGCAAAAGAACAAAACTATTAACTGTTACGGAAGCCGATAAATTAGGCCGGTTGATTGGAAATAATAGCCCAGGACACGGAACTGTTGGTATGGTTTCCACCCAATTAAAACGCGCCGTTGACAATGCTTTATTAGACATTCCAGAGATTGATGCAACCGAAGCATTAATGGCAGCCAGGAATGCTGCCAGAGCTAGATTTAATGACAGAGAGGCCGGAGCAGCTGTAGAGCGCGCTATAGCCGATGTGGCTCCAGACAGGTTTTTCCAACAGAATGTTATAGGTGGAAATGTCCGAGATATTGTTTCTTTAAAAGAGCAATTATCTAAAACATCAGAAGGTAGTCAGGCTTGGAATTCATTGCGCGAACAAGCCATGAAATGGATTCGTGACAAATCCACAAGCGCAAATGGAGTTTTTAGCGGCTCTAGAATGAATGATGCTATAGAGCAATTAGGCAAAGACAGATTAAATGTAATATTTACACAACCGGAACTAACGCAAATACAAACTCTTTTGCGTGGATCTAAAGCAATGACTATGGAACCTGCGTTTGCGGCTCCTAATAGATCAAATACTTCACCAGCGCTTATAGGGGCGGCATTAAGAATAGGAAACAGATTACCTATTGCAAATCTTATTACAGGGCCAATTTCTAGAGAAGTTGAATCATCTATTCAGCAAAAATTACTAGCGAATGCTTTAGAAAGTGGTGGATCTGCATTAGAGCAACAAACAGCACAAGCGGCGAGGCGTGCGGCATTGGTTAAACAGCTAATAAGCGATAGGGCATACAATCCGTCTATGGTTCCTACCGCAATTCAAGAACAATACAAGCCAGTCAGACAAGGATCTAAACCATGAGCTACAACGGCAGCGGCACATTTAACATCAACTCGGCGGGTGAGCCCGTCGTTAGCGGCACCGTCATTAGTTCGACGGCGTTTAACGCATTGACTGCCGACCTGGCAACCGGGCTCACGACTGCGCTGACTAAGGACGGGCAAAGCACGCCGACAGCTAATATCACGCTTGGCGGTTACAAGATTACCAACCTGGCGGCAGGCACAGCAGCTGCGGATGCGGTCCGGTTCAGCCAGGTGCAAAGCGGATCTACTAACACTTACATTACCGCGGCTGGCGCCGACACGATCACCGGAACCGTCACGCCGACGCTGACAGCCTACACGACCGGGCAGCAGTTCTCCTTCGTTGCGGCCGGCACGAACACTACCGCTGTCACACTGAATATCGACGGGGTGGGCGCCAAAGCGGTCACGCGGGCGGGCACGACAGCCCTGGCTGCGGGCGACATTCTGACCGGCCAGGTGGCGCTCGTAGAGTATGACGGCACGCAGTTCCAGCTGCTTGATCCTAACGCTTTCACCAATCTGCGGGTGTCTGGCACGTTGGGCGTTACCGGGGCGGCTACACTGTCGGCTGCGCTCACTTACGGCGGCGTGACGCTGACAAACGCGGTCACCGGCACCGGCAAGATGGTGCTGGATACCACGCCGACGATTGCAACGCCGGTTCTGACGAATCCGACCGTCACCAATTACGTTGAATCCGTGGTCGCAATAGGCACCGTAACAACAACGTCTACTTTGGCTCTGACAAACGGAACGGTGCAGACCGCAACTTTGACCGCTTCAACCGCTTGCACTTTCACAATGCCGACCGCTACGGCGGGAAAATCCTTTGTGTTGCTGCTCAAACAAGCGGCGGCAACAGGCAACGGGACTGCAACATTTACCGGCGTGAAATTTGGCACTGCTGGAGCGCCGACCATTACCGCAACTGCGGGCAAGATGGATATTCTGACTTTCATTGCTGACGGTACAAATTGGTATGGTTCAATAGCCCAAGGATATACGCCGTAATGTTTGCCGCTAAAAATTTCTTTTTTGCTGGAACAGCGGC